AAATAATAAAAGCTTTTAGAGAATTTTATATTATTAACCAAATAATTAGTTAAAAATATATTAAATTTATATTTTAATTCACTAAAGATGATAAGCATTAATTATCAAAAAAGGAAGAATACTGAGCTATTCAAACACTTTGAGAAACCAGATTTACTTTTTCTCTCAAAAACTCAAAATTTTATACCTATTTATACAAAATTTTTTAACTTAAATGATACAAATTATAATAATGTAAATCTTAATAATAAATGGTATATTTCAGATATTAACAAAAAAATTGATGATAATGATAATCTTTTTTACTGCAAAACAAAAAATATTGAAACGAATAAGATAAGAGAAAGGGAAATTTTTTTTAAGATGGCTCCTCTATTGGACCCTTATAAGTATCTTATTGGTAAATATGACATATTAGATTCTAAGCTATTAAATCTTCCAAATCTAAATTCAAATGTTGAAGATTGTAATTCTAAATTAGTTGATGTGAATAATTCCGCATATGTTGACGGGTTATTCTTATTTTTAACAAGTCAATTAAATGATAAATATAAATTTACACATGGTGTTGAATATTATGGATCTTTTTTGGCAATCAAAAATAATTTCAAAGTAAATGTTTTTGATGATATTGATTATTTAAATAACTCTGATTTTTTCAATAAAAATAAAAATTTGTTATTTACAATTGATGATTATGAACATTTATTTCAACAAGATGAAAATAAATTAAAACCCATTAAAATTGGTAATGACATTAGTTTAAAATCTAATTTATCTATTAAATCATTTGACAATAATATGTTTGATGATGTATTTGATGAAAATAATTCAATTGACTTGAATAACTTAAATGATGTACTAATAGATATTACAAATATTAATCTACAAACATCGCAACAAGTGACACTTAAATCAAATTCAACGTGTTCTTCGCGTTCATCTTATACAAATGATGAAGATTTAGATGATGAATGTGAAAATTGTGATATGGAAGATACAGAAGTTTTTGATTCTGGTTCTGAAAAGGAAGATAAAAATTCATATGATATTGATAATGAAAATAGCGAAGATGAAGAAATAGAAGATGTTTATGATGAAGAGGAAGAGAGAATAAATGCTATAATACCCAAATTTCCTGTTCAAGTTATTGCGATGGAATATTGTGAAAATACTTTTGATAATTTGATTTTAAATAATGATTTAAACCCCGAAGAATGGTATTCAGCATTAATGCAGGTTATTATGATTTTAATTACTTATCAAAAAGCATTTAATTTTACACATAATGACTTACATACAAATAACATTATGTATAATCATACAGATAAAAAATATTTATATTATTGTTATAAAAAGAAATATTATAAAGTGCCAACATTTGGAAGATTATTCAAAATTATAGATTTTGGAAGAAGTATTTTTAAATTTGATGGAAAAATATTCTGTAGTGATAGTTTTCAAAATGGTGGAGATGCTGCTACTCAATATAATACAGAACCTTATTTTAATGAGAAAAAACCTAGATTAGAACCTAATTTTAGTTTTGATTTATGTAGATTAGCTTGTGCTATTTTTGATTATATTATAGATGATTTTGAAGAAATGAAAGAATTAAACAAAATAAATGACCCTGTAAAACGTCTCATTTTTGAATGGTGTTTAGATGATAAAGGAATCAATCTACTTTATAAAAATAATGGTGTAGAAAGATACCCAGACTTTAAGTTATATAAAATGATAGCAAGATGTGTTCATAATCATACTCCACAAGCTCAATTAGAGAGACCAGAATTTGACGCATTTTCAAAATTTACAGGAGATATTAAGAATATTAATGAAATCATTAATATTGATAAAATACCATCACATATTTAGAATTATTTTTTTTGTTTATCAATAATACATTTTATTTACATATATTATGGATAATAAATTTGGATTTATAATTACTAGACATGTAAACTGTGTTAAAACCAATATGTATTGGAACCATTGTGTGAAGCTTTTAAGAACATTCTATCCTTTTAGAAAAATTATAATTATTGATGATAATAGTAATTATGAATATGTAAAACCTGATTTTGATTATAAAAATGTAGAAGTAATACAATCTGAATATCCAAAAAGAGGTGAATTATTACCATATTATTATTTTTTAAAACGCAAATTTTTTGAAAACGCTGTTATAATACACGATAGTGTTTTTTTTCATAAGAGAATTAATTTTGAAGGTTTAATTGGTATAAATGTTTTACCTTTGTGGTTTTTTTTTCCTGATAGAGAGAATATTGAAAACACAAAAAGAATATCAAAAAATCTTAAAAATCATATAATATTAGACAGTAAGCTTAATAACGAAATTAATTTACTCGGATTGTCAAATGATAAATGGTACGGTTGTTTTGGTGTTCAAAGTTATATAAATTTAAAGTTTCTTGAACATATTGAAAGCAAATATGGAATAACTAATCTAATAAAGGTAGTTAATTGTAGAGCAGATAGATGCTGTTTAGAGAGAATATTTGGTTGTATATTTTTTACAGAATCAAAAATAGAAGTCAAAAAATCATTATTAGGTGATATAATGAAATATCAAAAATGGGGTTATACATATGATGAATATATGAGTAATCTTAAAAAAGGTACTATTCCAAAATATATTGTCAAAATTTGGACTGGACGCTAATTATATATTTAACGGGTTATAACCATATATTTTTTCAAGACCTAAATGAGATAAACCATGAACACCAATACATATAGAAAAAATTAAAACCACCGTTATCTTCTTATATGGTTCTAATTTTTCTAATTGTGAATAATGTTTAAACAATAATATAAACGCAACGAATAAGAATAATCCATTAATAATATGAGCATAAAACGACGGTGTTTTATAAATATACATATATATAAATATATCTATATTTAAAATTTTAAAAACCTGGATTATCAGTAAAAACAGGTGTTAGTTTCTGAGCATTTGAACCTCCATTTATAATGGGATTAATTTGCTCCATTATAAAATTTGCTACTATAACACTAAAATATACTAAAAGAGCATCCTTAATAAGGTCTTTTAATGGTTTACTTTCTTTTTCAATAAATCTCATCTCAATAAATTTAGCTAAAAAGTATGTTATTGAAATTACAGCTGCTATAACAAATATATTTGACATTTATTAAATTATTTAAGAACAATCTTATTTAATATTTTACGCAATTTATTCTAAAATTTCAATTTCATCGATTAATAAATCAGGTAACAAATCTAGTTTAGGTTCTTCTATATTATGAATATCTAATCCATCTAAATTAAATGCTTGATCTGAAATTGTTAATTTTACATTGTTATCATCATCGTCATCATTTTCAAGTCTTCTTTGTTCATTTCTTATGGAACTAATTTCTTCTAATCTTTCGATATTTTTAGGAGCATTTATTTGTGAAATTCCAGTTTCAGATTTTACATAATCAATATTGTTAAAACTAACACCTGTTTTTTGTGGACCAGCAGCTAATGGAGTATTTGATTTTGTTTCTTGTTGAATAATAGGTTCGTGAGTTACTTCTTCTTTAACCTCTTCAATAACGTCTTCTTCAATTGATTCATCCATATAAGCCTTCAAAATAGCTTCAACTGGGATGCTCTCTCTAAGCGTATTCAAAATACATTCTTGAACAATTATTTCAAGTTCTCTATGATTTTTTTGAACCTGTAATGGTTCTACACCAATTTGAAATAAATAAACATTTTTGTAGACTTTTCTGGCTACATTAATATAAACTTTATGGACAAAATCATCTAATTTTGGTACACTAATGTCAATTTTTTTTTGTTTTTGTCCAACTCTCATAGCTGTTAAAACTTTTAATTGTATTATATGAACACAAGTAACTAAATCTTCTAAATAGTTACATCCTGATTTTTCGCAAATACGTTTTCTTTCATTTTCAACTATCTGTTGATTCCATTTAGGAATTCTTGATATTAAATTCTGAAAAGTCATTAAATACTTATCCATCTCATTATTATCTTTACAAAGTTTAATTGATTCATCCAAAATTGATTTATATCCATCTATAATTAAAGGTGTCAAAATAGTAACTAATCTAGCTCCCCATTCATTTTTAGATTCGTGAAGCGCACTAACATTGAAGTCGTCCATTTACATAAAACTTATATTTTCTAAACATAATTCTGAACTTAAAAATATAAAATTTAATATAAATAAAATTAATAATTTTTCGTTTCTAAATTCTCTCCTTACACGATTAAAACAAATTAATAATTCATATCTTTTTTCTTGACTCATTATTCCTTCTAAAAATTTCGGGTTTTCTAAAAGTGTTAAAATGTCTAAAGCACTATATCCTTTTTCATATAATTTTGTGCAAAATATCATTAAATCTTCCAATAAAATTTTTTTATTTACTGATTTTAAAATATCTTTTTTAAGTGATTCAGACTTTTGAATTTTAATATCTTTCATCTTGTAAACCTCATTTAAATTATATTTATATAGATTAATAATTTCACCATTTACAACAGGTTCCGGAACATATATTTCACAAAACCTTGATATTATAGGTTTCATCAAATTATATTTATCCTCAGCAACAATAAAAAAACGTGTGTTATGACTAAAAAGTTCAATACATCTTCGTAACGCTGATTGTGCATCCATCGTTAATTTATCGGCATTTAATAATACAATACTTTTAAAATTATTTCCACAATTCGAATTTATATGTGTCTTAGCAAAAAACTTTAAATCCTCTCTTATAAATTTAATTCCTTTTCCATGTGAACAATTTACAAACATTACAAACAATTTTATTTTTTCTTTATCGTTATCATAAATTTTATTTATGAAATCACTAACGATTGATCGTTTACCACTTCCTGTTGGTCCATGAAAAATAATATTAGGTATTTTGTGTATTTTATGAAAGTAATCTAATTTTTCTTTTATAGTTTCATGTATATTTAGTGTCATTTGAAAGTTACTATAATTTATGGGGTGTTTTTATATTTAAATATAACGTATTAATTTAAATATAATTTTTTACATACGATTTACTAAGTAGTTTAGTAGAAATTTATAATATTGATCATAATTCATATTAGGCGCGATTTTATTTTTGTCCATAGTAACTGAACAACCTCCTGTGGATAGTTCTGATACATCAAATTCATTAATTCCATTATCCAAAGCAATAAACACTAATTGTTCAACAATATGTTCTCTTTCAGGTTTTACGTGAAGATGCAAAGAGAATTTTGTAATATCAATTCCTCTATTTTTACATATTTTAAGGATATAAATAAAATCTTTTGTATCTAATGTTCCACACGTATCCGATAAGCAAATTTTGTTTGTATTAAATTTGCTCAAATATTCTAGTTTATCTATTATTATTGAATTGTCAATTTTTCCTTCAATTGGACATT